CTTGGCCATGCCCCCTTCCTAGCCTCTTGGAAGCAACTCGCCACAAAAAACCAGCAACTCGCCCCTTTTTTGTGGCTGAAAGTTGGCTAGTGTCTTAAATAGTCGGCTCCAATGAAAAACGCAGCAACGACCGCAACGACAGCAACCACCACCGAGAAGCCCTTCGCTTCCTTCACCAATGTAGGATGGGTCCGACCCGGAACATTCGTTCCGATTGCAACCATCAGCCCGACACCCGACTGGGTTCGGGGCGTGACAGATTCCCATCATGGCGGGCATGAAATCCTTTCGGGCACCGAGAAGGACTGTTGGTGCATGCTATTCGTTCGCTTTGGACAGGGCGACGGCCTGCCTCCCGGCGATTGGCTGATTTACTACCGGTATGATGATGATGATGGAACTCATGATCACCAACTCTGCGTTGCAGCCCGCATCACCCCGCAGTGACCGGATCCGGTGACTTCCGCTGGGAGTCATCTGGTCTGGTCATTGTGGCCAGTGTTTCAAATCATGAAATCCAAACTCCTCCGCGCTCTAGGATTCCTAGCGCTTCACCTCCTCCTCCTCCCGGTCATCTGGCTTCTTGCTGACGCTTTGATCGGAGGTGCCCAATGAACGGATTCATCCTTCATGAAGATCGCGATCGCGTGATCATCGCGACGGGCTTCGAGACCCCAAGCGACAACCGGAAGACGGGCGACATGATCCAAGTGTGGATCCTAGTGAAATCTGTTTCCCCCACCGAAGCGATCAAATCGGGCTTGGACCGTTTGATTTGTGGCAATTGCGTCCATCGCGGGCACGAAGAAAACGGTCGCTTCGGTGTGGAAAGGACATGCTACGTAAATCCCGGCCAAGCTCCCCAAGGGATTTGGAAAGCGTGGAAAGCGGGCCGATACTCTCCCTTGCGTAGTCTCGAGTGTTTCGCAGGCCGGAAAGTCCGTTTCGGAGCCTACGGGGACCCCACACATTTGCCCCTTCCCCTTGCGCTCGCGATCGCCGGCGTTTCTTCCGGATGGACAGGCTATACTCACCAATGGAGAAAACCCTCTTTGCAGGCTTGGCGTTCCCTTCTAATGGCTTCCGTTGATTCCATCGCTGAACTTGTGATCGCCCGTTCCCTTGGCTGGAGTACTTTCCGCGTCGGCTCCGAAGCTTCGGTAGGCGAGTCGCTTTGCGCCTCCGAGCGTGTCGGTGCCGCTTGCGCCGACTGCCTCCTTTGCGCCGGGGCTCGGGGTGGTCTCGAGTCTGTCCACATTCCGCCCCACGGGACCGGTGCCCGCCATTTCGTGGACATGCCTGCTTTGATCGCTTGAATTTCCCGGTGAGCCCATGCGCAAGCGTGGGTTCCACGGGCAATTGATGCCCTTCAAACTATGCAATCCATTCAAACTAAATACCTACCCGCAACAACCCATCGAGGGTCCCGAATCAAAGCAATCTGCGAAAGGGGAACCCTGACTCTGCCCTATCGTTACGACATGGACGGGTACGACTGCCATCGAGAAGCAGCCCGCCAGTTGTTCGACAAGTTGTTTTCCAAAGACTTCGGCGGGCCGGTTGTTTTCGCGACCGGTTGTCTCCCGGATGGAACCTATGCCCATGTTCTCCTTTGAACCCATGAAATTCCTTTCCCCCCCTATCAATTCGCTCGAAGCGGTTTTCCCCGGAAAGGGAAAGCGGGCGAAGGAGATTCTCCGGATGAGCCGGCGTGAGCTCGAGCAATTGCCCGCGGGCGCTGCACGGGTTCGGGAATGCTGCAACCCGCCGTCAACCCGGGACCTCCGGATGGAATGCCTGAACGAATTGCTCGAGACCCATGGGGTTGAGGCTTTCGAGACCGAAAAGGGTTGGTGCTATTACCTGAACGTCGGCGACCCATACGTCACGACGGTCTTGAAGTTCAACGGGCACTATCGTCTCTGCTGTTGGGGAGACATTGCCGAAAGGTACGCAGTATGAGCGATCTTTTTCGCGCCCTTGGCTATCTTCTCCTTGGCGCTTTCTTCGTTGCCCTGATGGTCCTCTCCGCCCTTGCGGGCAACGGCTGAGAAGTCGGCCACTCTCCCTTTCGCCCCCGTATGGTTCGCCCTGCGGGGCTTTTCTTTGCCCTGATCCTGTCTCCACTCGCCCCGCTATTCCGGAGCCCGCAGCGCCCCGATTGCGCCCCGTCTCGCCCCCTTCCTTCCTTCCTTGCCAGTCAACCCGACCCCCGGAGCCAGGTTTCGCCCCCCAGGACATCCAATGTACAACCAGGTTAGACACGCCATGTCCTACCCCTCCACCCTCGCGCCAGGATCTCCCGCACCCCCATACCCCATACAGAATTCGGAATTCGGAATCTTGAAATCCGGAATCCGCGGAGCCCCGAGCATGGAGCATGGAGCGGTAGAAGTGATTTATTCCATCTCCCACACTTTCCCACTTGACGACTGAGCATGGAGCGGTAGGGTGCCCTTCGACATGAAACTCAACGAGATCAAAGAGGCGGTGCTGGCCGGCAAGGTGGTGCATTGGAAGAACGGTGCGTATCGGGTGATCTTCGATCCGACTCGTGGCAGTGTGATTGCCGGGTTCCTGATCGAGTGCGTCCTGAACGGGGACTGCATCGGTCTGACGTGGACCAATGGAGTGACCATGAACGGGGATGAGAAGGACTTCTTCGTGGCCGCCGAGGGGGTGGCTCTGTGAAGCCGCGGATCCTTGTGGCCTGCGAGTACAGCGGGCGGGTTCGCGATGAGTTCGCTGCTCGCGGCTGGGATGCGTGGTCCTGCGACCTCCTTGAGCCCAGCGATACAGTGGGCCAACACTACCGTGGTGATGTGCGTGATCTGCTGACCCAGCAGTGGGACATGATGATCGCGTTCCCGCCCTGCACCTACCTCTGTTCCAGCGGCATGCACTGGACGACCCGCGGTCTCCGCGACCCCAAGCTGACCGAGGAGGCGCTTGCATTTGTCCATCTGTTACTAAATAGCGGGATCCCCCGTATAGCGATAGAGAACCCAGTGGGCGCTATCAACACTCGTATCTGCAAACCATCCCAGATTATACAGCCATGGCAGTTTGGTGATGACGCGAGCAAGCGCACTTGTCTGTGGCTCAAGAATCTTCCGCCGCTGGTTCCCACCGACATCCTGCCGCTACCGCCATCCGGTAGGTGGGCCAATCAGACCCCCAGCGGCCAGAACAAGCTCGGTCCCAGTCCGACCCGCTGGAAGGAGCGATCCAAGACCTATCCCGGCATCGCCCGCGCCATGGCCGAGCAATGGGGTTACGCGCCCCACACACCACCCAAAGCCTCCGACGCCTCCTAGACCCCTTTCCGCTCCAGCGCTGGGCATCCACATCCATCCATCGGACCCGATACTTCGCAATCAGTGGAGGGTCATTGAAAAACCGCCGCTGAGCGCGGGGGGCCGGCACGAGCCCCCACGCAGCGTCTCAGCGTTGCGGTTTTTAACTCCCTAGAAGAGGGAGTGACAAGACTCCCTCTAGGGAGGTAGCAGTGGCTATGGGAACTTCTTGGTATGCTCTGCAAAATGAACATTCCTTTGCATTGACATGTTGCCGTGCATGACGCATTCTGGTCTTGCTATGAGTTACCTAGACAATGGTTCAACCCTTCGGTCGATGTTCCGACTGATGCCACCGCAACGACACGATGCTGATCCGGATCGATCCGAGGTTCTGGCCTACATTCGTGAGAATCTGAGATGTGAGCTTGGCCGTGCGATACGTGCGTTCAACTCTATGAGGAACAAGAAGTCCCAGGTGATTGTATATGACATGGTTCATAGGCAGTGGCGTGGGTGTGACTGGGTTCCGCCTGAGGATGAGGACAGGGTTTCGTTGCTCCTGAGAACCATCAATGAGCTGAAGCGTGACGTTGCGTATCTGAAGACTTCGGTGAAGAAGCACGAGAGGTTGTTTGGCCAACTGGAGCGTAAGCGATCGCGCAAGCGCGAGGAGGAGGAGCCTGAATCCGAGGTTGAGGTTCAGGAAGAGAAAAGCTCCCTGGATGTGGATCCTAAGGAGCTCGAGCGTAAGAAGAGGGAAGAGGAAGATGCGGCTTACGATAAGTCTTCCAAGGAGTTTTGGGGTGCTATCCTCGCCGAAATGAACGACGAGCCGGTGGCTTCGGCTGCTTCAACTCGGCCCCGGTCATCACCATCGGATTCCACTGCTCCCACACAATCCCACTTGGAGAATGCTGAAGATGTAGTGAGTTAGCATCCAGCCTTGATCCGCGCTTGCAGAAGGCCAGTTGGAACCGTCGAGGCTTCGACTGGCCTACTTCTACCAAGACGGCGATCTCCCGAGCCCAGTTGGCGAGTTCGCTGGATCCGAACCCGGAGTGGGCGAGTTCCATGGTGGTCATGGGTTCGCCGTCCTTCCGCTGGGCTTTGCTGATGTGGTGCATCCAGATCCAAGCGACCTTGGTCTGGTGGAGGATGGGCTGGAGTTTGTTCCTCAAGAACACGCTGACCTCGCCCTGATCGCTGAGGTCGCCCCCGAAGTAGGAGAAGAGCGGATCTCCGATGATGACATCGAGCTTCGATCGGGTGATGAATCTCTTCGCGTAGGCCAGGAATGCGTCACCGGTGCGGACGGCCTCGGTGCGGAAGTGCAGGTTCTCTTGGAGGATGCGGATGTCGGGCGTGTGCATGTTCAGCCCCTTGATGACGCCCTTGAATGCTTCGGCGAGGTCGCCCTTGTCGTTCTCGGCTTGGACGATACCGATGCGGAGTGGTCGTACAGGTGCAACACCGAAGAAGTCCCTGCCCATGGCCCACTGGATGACGATCTGCATCATCAGGGATGACTTCCCGATGCCGGTGCCACCGGAGATGATCATGGAGGAGCCGCGTGTGAGCCACCGTTTGCCGATGAGGTTATCCGGATCCTTGTCCGGGTCGAAGTTGATGAGGTCTTTGACCGTGACGACGGTGGCCTTGTCATCATCGGTCTCCCGATCGGTGAGCCAATCTTCCCATGATCGAGCGCCGAGGTTGATGTCCAACAGCTTCTGCTTCTCTTCGCCCCGCCAGGAGCCGGGTAGCCGGGAGAAGCGCGATGGGTTCTTGTTCTTGGGATCGACATCGGGGATTGCCGAGTAGATGAGGTCCCTGCGGGCGTCCCATTCCTTGCGGTTGGGGGCATCGACACGGACCCATGCATGGATGGACTTGCCACCGGAGTCGATGAGGACGCTGATGGGGAGGCCCGAGGAGCGGAGGAGCTGTTCCTGCTCGGCCTTGGGTTTGGAATCGAACTCCACCAGGACATGGCGGTAGGCGCTGACATCGTTGTCGGAGCCGCTGTAGAGGTTGGGCTTGAACGGGTTGATGCGTACGAAGACGCCATCGGTTCGGTCGCTGCGGAACAGGATGGACTCGGGGTCATCGAAGCGAGCGATCCAGTCCTCGAGGGGAAGGAAGGAGCCGGCACTGATTGGCCTACCATCCTCGACCTGCTCGCAGATGCAGACCACCTCGGTGGCCGCGAAGGCGGATGTGAGGAAACGCTTGAACTCCGATGCGTCGTGCGAGGCCGGTATGGGGGCTGCGGGCGGGTTTGATGGCGCGGACGGCTCCACGGACCCCTCTGGCACCCGCGGAGGCTCCACAGGCTTTGGCCTACTGAACCGCACCCGAGTTAGATCCAATGGCTCAGCGGGGCTGCTTGCCGAGGAATTGGCGAGGTGCCCGCGGGGCTTGGAGTGGGACTTCTCATTGGCCTGTCGGATCTTGTGGAGGAGTTCGCGGTCCTGCCAAGGTGGCTGGCATGAACGGTTCCAATCGGACAGGAGTGTGAATGCGTCTGTGTCTGACAGGCCGAAGCCGTGGACGAGGCCAACGGCGGCGGTGTAGGTTTGTGAGTGCCCTCCGGATCCGGAGATGGCTGGCGGTACCTTGGCGAGCCAAAGCGCCGCTCGTTCGAGGAGCGTTGTCATGTCGTTGATTTGTTGCTGGACTACGGACTGGTATCGAACGCGGACGAATCGTCTTGTTCGAGTGGCGGGCTATCCTTGGTGATCCATGTGTGGTAGGCTCGAGTCTTCTTTGGGTAGGAGATCCACCCTTTCTTAATTCCGTATTCGATGAGGCGAGGGGCGTCCTCGATGAGCTTTCGGTTGATGTCGCTCATGGTGGTGCGTTCCTCTGCGGTCAATGGGGCTGGCTTCTTGTTGGTTTCAAGGCGGCATTCGTACCATGGCTGCTCGTGTCTTGGGGTCTTCATGTGGGGAGGATGCGAGCCAGGATACAATTGCAGTAGGTACCCTTGGTTTTGGAGTTACATCGAGGGTGATGCACAGGATTGGAGATGACGTGTGCAGTGAGGTCGCTCGTGAGCTTGACCATGTCAGTGAGACGACTTGCTGCTTCGAGGCAGAGGGCTTGCGCGACTCCATCTGGTGATTCGATTTGGGAGCTGACGATCTTGAGTGCCGTTACGATGTCGTGTGTTGAGGACTGGTTCATGTTATTTCTGTTTGTGGATTATGATGCCGTTGCCCTTGGCGTCGGTGAGTTCGACTGATCGGACGTCTTCGAGGCGGGCCAAGGTCTTGATCATCTCGATGGGATCATGGGCTTGAGCGACGCAGGTGAGATGGATGTCTCCGTCGCCGTGGATCACTTTGAGGTCTTGCTTGGTACGATCCCTTGTAATGCGGATGGTCCGCCCCTCCGAGAGGCGGACCACCTTGATTGATTCAACGAGTGGGTATTGGTGACGGTTGCTCATGTTTGAAGGCCGCAGTGAGGACACTTCTTCCCGCTGAATGATTCAAGCGGTTTGACTTCGAGCCATTGGCATAGGTCGGTGTAGGACTTGCGACCGAAGTTGTCCCACTTGAAAGGAGCGATCTCCCTAGATAGAACCGCGTTGCGAGCGGCCTCCTTGGATTTCAATTCGAGGAAGTCCATCAGCTTAGCGTTACGAACGCTGAGTCCATAGGTCCACTTGGCCCGCTCGATATCGCGCTGCTGACCGGCTTTGATGATCTGATAGACCCGCTGCTTGGACATCTTGAAGTGTTCACCGATGAGACGATAGGTAAGCCCTTCTGATCGCAGCTTGTTAACTTGATCGATTGAATCGCTGAGTTTCATGTATATTCGCTTCTTGTCCTTCTTCTTCTTACTAACTGCCACTACCTCAAAGGTGTTTGTATTGCTCGGTACCTCTTCTGTGCTTTGTGGCACTGGACACACAGGCCGTGCTTGATTATGCATCCGCATCCCAAGCAATCGGCCAATTCGTGACATAACTGTTTCCATCGTTGTAGTTCCTCTATTGTTGTTTGTTGTTTTTGCTGTTCTTGATGTTCCATACACATGACAGTGAGATGTTGTACTTTTTGGACAACTCTGGGTAAGTGCGTGACTTGTCCTCTTTCAGGATGGCATCCCGGATCTCGGTTGGAACAGCCGGCCACCGCCGGTTGATCCGAGGGTTCGGATCCTTGAACGGAGTGACGTGGCCCACCATGCGAGACATGGACTCCTTGGTCAACCCCAATTGTTGAAGTATCGTCATTTTCCCCTTCTATTAGTCTGTTAGGGCTTTCTTGAGTTCGATCAGGGTGCAGTTGTCGCCGTCGGCCAGGTGTCGATTGGCTTCGAGTGTGGATCGGATGGCTGACTCCAGGTGCTTGATGCGCTCCTTGGCCTCCTCCAGTTCTTTCCAAGTCTTCACTCCGTCAATGGTTCTCATTTCTTCGATGGTCATAGTATTGGCTCCACAGTGATGTAGTACCCTGTCTCGCGGAATGGTCCACCAGGCAGGCAGTGTGCCACTCGATGGGTTGCATCGGAATCTGAACAGTCCTTGTCCCATCCATGCACATGGTGAATCCGACAATATGGGCACCAGACTCTGATGGTGTTTCCATTCTTGGTTCCTGCCAGTAAAGGCCATGCTTTCTTGTTCCAGCGTTTCATGG